GCCCGTCCGTGCCGTAGCCGCCTCCCGGTCGGTATCGGCACAAGGTCAAGCCATATCGCTGCCAAGCTCGCGCGCGAACCTCGAATCGCTTGGCGGACGCAGCAAGCAGGCCAAAACGGCGACAGAACACGGCAATGAGGGGGGATAACGGACGCGTGCCTCGTAACGTATCGCCACAATTCATTATTTGTGGCGGTTCGAGGTCGCTCGATGCGGTTTCTCTGCCGAGCAAGCGGCGATCACTCGACGACCTGGCAACCCCCACGGCGTCGCTCGCGCGGCACGCAAAAAGTTTTTCGACTACCCCCATGTTTCCGTAGCCCTCGAAAAATAAAAAAAAGTAGCAGAAAAGGGTTCCTGCTATAAAGGGGAATCTCGCGCGCGAAGGAAGTGGCGGGAAGACGGAGGACGGGTTAATCGATCGTTTCGAGGTCGGCGAGCGGATCGTAGATGGTGCGGGCGGCAATACGTTTTCGGGCGTTTTTGCGGGCGATGGCGACCTTGTGAATGCGGGCGTTGTTCTCGATGCGGCATCCCAGGCAGCGGATTCCCTCGGGGATAATCGAGCCGCAGGTTTTGCAGCGCGGGTGAACCGTGAGGCCGAGCTCGGCCAAGAGCGGGTCGGTTGGCCCAGCGAATCGCGCGCGGTCGCGATAGCGATAGCGGCAGGCGTCCGAACAGAAGAAGTTGATATGGCGGCTTTTGAGGGTCGAGCGCGGCGTGAAGATGGTTCCGCAGTGCGCGCACGGACGGTCGTCGGCGATCAACGCGGGGCGAAGCGATGAGCGGGCCATGTCGCCCATTATACCCGAGCCGGGTGATAAAAGGTGATGTGCGCGTGGTGCTACGGGGGTTGGCTCGGCATGTACGCGACTATGGATGGTGGCCGAGCCGACTGGAGCTCTCCGAGGCGTTACGGGCAGATCATGGGGCGGTCGTGGATTATATCGTGCTGCTTGCTGACCGCGGGTTCCTCGAGCGTGGAGCGCGCGGGTATATGCTCACGGGTAAAGGGTGGAAGGCACTCGGGTTTAAGCCGATCGAGCCGTGGAGTAAACGCCCGGTGGGGGAGATTTCAAAGTTGACTCGGAAGGTGTCGCTGTCGATGCAGCGGTTACTACGGGAAGAGGGACGGATAACATGATGGAGTGGACAGGGTTTCTGGTCGCCCTTGGGGCGCTTGGTGGTTGGTCGTATTTCCTAGTAAAGATAGGGATGTCGATGCAGGCGCAAGCGACGGGGTTGAAGGTGCTCGGGGAGTTCGATGCGCGGTTTGACGATCGGATAAGCGCAGCGATCGCGCGTCTACGCCCGACCCGTAATGCCGAAAGCGAAAACGTTCCACGGGGAACAACGGTACTCGACGACGCGAACGAGTTGATGCGGGAGGCCAAGCGGAAGTCAATGCTGGGCGATATGCCGCCGATGGCAAACGACGCCGAGCGTTACTCTGTGATGGATTAGCGTGCCACGGCGCACAAGTGTCGGGGCGGCGGATTTCCTGGGCGAGGAATCGCCACAGGTCCTTGCGTTGCCGCCTCCGCGCCCAAGCGGGCACCGTGCGCCGTATATCGACCCCCATCAACCGCTCCCCGGAGGTTCGCCGACGCCGGAAAAGCCGCGCCGAGGGCGACCCCGGCGTGACGACCCGCGATACCTCGCGCGCATCGCGCAGGTCGAGCAGCGCGGGCGCTACGACCGATATCTCGATGCGCTTATCGCCTTAGGGGGCGACAAGATTGGCGCGCTCGCCGAGGTTTTTAGAATCGATCCCGCCGAGGCGAGTATTCGGTATGAAGAACTACACGCTACCGTGCTCGCCGGCGCGGGAGGGTCGCTGACCGCCGAAGTGCTCGAACGACAAGACCTCGGCAAAGAGGCGCGCGTGCGGCTGCTTCGGAAGCACGCCTACGGGCTTCACGAGGGCGCGAGCCTCAAGGCGCTGGAAATGGCCTCGGAGATGGACGCCGACAAAGGCGTTGGGAGCTCGTACGAGCGATACCTAGAGCTCGTGATGGACGAAGGGTGAGTTCGCTTTACCTCCCGAGCGAGTTAATGACGACCGCGCAGTATCTGCGCGCGACGTTCGGGGAGACAACCCCGCAAGCAGGGGATCACGAGAAATGGCGCATCGCCGAGATACGACAATTCCACTCCTCGCCGCTCTTTGCTATCTCAAACTATATGCGGACTGCCGACAAGTCCGGGAATCTGCTCCATATTCGCCCGTTCGCCGGGCAAGCGATCATGGACGTTTGCATCGAGAGCCAGCGGCGCCGCGGCGTGCGCCAGCGCGTCGTGGGGGTAAAGTCTCGGCAGGTCGGCTGGTCAACGTGGACGCTCGGGAGGATGCTTCATAACTCGATGATGAAGAACCGTCGTGCAATGTTCCTGGTTCCCGACGAGGACGTTGCCGCGGTCATGGCGACCCGACTCGGTACGATGATTAACTCGCTTCCGGTTTTTATGCAGCCGATGAGGCGAATCCAAAACATCAAGCATATCGTTTTTGCGAACCCGAACCCTAAAGATCGCATCGAGCGGCCAGGGCTCGGGAGCGAATTGCAGATTACCGTTCCCTCGCCGATGCGCGGTATTCCGCCGCAGTTTCTTGGCATCTCTGAGTTTTCGCATATGCTCCCGCAGGCGCAGCTCGACGTATCCTCGTCGATCATTCCGGCAATTCCAATGACCGAGCACTCGTGTATCATCATCGACACGACGCCAAACGGCTTCGACGACTTTTATTATCCGACCGTTATGGAAGCGGTCGAGCGCAACCCGAATTGGGTGCGTCGGCTTGAGTATTCTAAGGGGACGTTTACCGCCCAGGAGATTCTGTCTGGGGCGCTCGGCGAACCCGACCGACCCGACGAGGGCGACTGGGTTCCGGCGTTTGAGCCGTGGAGGATGCACGAAGAGTATAGCGTGCGAACCGACGAGGATCCTCAAGGGGAGCTACGGAAGCCGCGTAAAGAACTGTGGGCTGCGTTTCTCGCCGACGTTGGGAAAAACGCTCGATACGGCGGCGAAGAAGAAACCGATCTGCGCGACAGGTTTGGAACCAGCGACGGGCGCCTCTACTGGCGCCGAAAAAAGATTGATTCCTACCCGATGCCGACGCTCGATATGCGCCTGGCGACCTTTCATCAGGAGTTCGGCAACACGATTGCCGAGACGTTCATCGAGAGCGGCAAGACGCCGTTTGACCGCGACTGCCTCAACGCGCTCCTGCGCCAAGAGCGACCGCCGGCGGCGCGCGGTTGCCTCCGCACCGAGGACGGCCAAATCGGGATCGACACGACGTTTCACTCGGACTGGCAGGAAGTGCGCGTCTATGCGCCACCCGAGGTCGGCGAGCAGTATTCCATCGGGATTGATACGAACGTGGCCTACGAGAACCCCGAGGCTGATGCGACGGTCGCGATGGTGGTTCGTTTCCGCGACAATAAGGTGGTCGCGATCTACGTCGCGCGGACATCCGAGCATATCTTGCGCCAGCAGATATTCCTCCTCTATCGATGGTATTTCAACGCCTACTACGCCGTGGAGCTCAAAGGCATGGGCTACCAGCTCGCGCGTTCGCTTATCGAAATGGGCGCCTCGAACTACTACTCATGGAAGAGGCTCGACTCCGAGATGCCCGAGCCCTCGAAGTTTCCCGGATGGGAAACCAGCGGCAAGACGCGCCCAATCATGGACTCGGTATTCACTGAACTGCTCTGCAAGCGCGACGACGGGAATAGACCAATTCCCGACATCATCGTTCCCGACCAACAGACGCTTCGGGAGATTCAGGGGTTGACGCGGCAGCCCTCCGGGGCGCTAAAATCATCCAACGGCAAAGACGACTGTTACGACGCCCTGTGTATCGCCCTCTGCATTGCCCGGGATCCCTATGGAGGGTTTCATCGATCAAAAGACGGCCCAACCGACGCCGACCGCCGCGACTTCGAGCGGTTGTTCAACCGCATGAACAGCGATCGTAACCGCCCCAATCTTGCAAATATCTAAAAAAGAAAGACGGACTACCCATGATTGAAATAGCAAAGGCACCCTTCAAGCTCTCGATTACCGAGCAAATCCCGGAGCTCTTTGAGCCGATGGGCGACACGTACCTCGTCCATATTCTCGATATCGACGACTCGGTAATGGCCGGCGAGCACCGCCTGGTCGTCCCGCAAAAATCCACCGAGGATCGAGGGTGGAAGGCTGGCGTTATCGTTGCCGTTGGCAATGGCCGCTGCTTCGACCGCCCCGACGAGTTCGTGGTCGTTCCGAATGTCCTCACGGGCACAAAAGACGAGATGAAGGCAGAGGTCGCAGCCTACGGCGAAGCGGTCGCCGCCTCGACGGATCAAGCGGTTGTCGTGCGTATCCCCGCGATGGCAAATATGGCGCTCGGCGTCGGCGAGGTTGTCCTTATCGAGAAGTTCGCTGGCCGCGATGTCGTGCTGCAAGGCAAGCCGTATATCATCGTTGGGCAGCAGAATCTCCTCGCGCGGCACAAGTCGCTCCGGCTGCACCGTAACGCAGAAGGAACCTGGGAGTAGTGTTCACGTTCCTGCGGCGGCTGCTTGACCCGCGCGGCCCAGTCGGAGAGATCGTCTCCCCGACGATTGCCTTCAAGAGCCGCCAAGGGATGCCCGTTTCGTCGCCGCATACGCAGCGTGTCGATGCCTTTACCGTCCGCCCGGAGGAGATCGCGCACGCTTGCGCCCCTGTCCGTTACGTTGCCGTCGGGAACGAAACCCCACCAGCGGGGCGCGTTCGGCTGGCCTCGCGGTACGTCGAGGAACGATGGAGCCCGGTATATGCGAAAACGGATTCCGAGGTTATCTCGGAGATCGTCGCCGCCGGGCAAACACTCGTAGGCTGGAAAATCGTCCAATCGCCGCGCGCTCCGTATTGTGATTGCACGAGCGCGACCTTCACCAAAGAAGGTGACGAGTTTATTCACTTAACCTGCGGGCGCGGACGCCGACACCTTTCGGATCAAGAGTATATCGAGCAGGTTCAAAGCCTTCAAATCCAGGTGTCGGACGAATGGGCGAACGGGTTTTACGAAACCATCCCGGGCGACGACTTCGTAATGACCTCGGCTGGCCCGGCAAAAGGCGGCACGCGCATAACGGGTGGCAGGGCCGAATATCGGCGCAAGACCAAGGGCTTCATCCACTGGGATAAAGGGTTCCTTCAACAGCGAGCGAAGGCGCAGGACGCCGAGCAAAGCAAATGGAAAAAAGGCGTCCGACCGCTCGTTGAAAAACTTGCCGCGCAAATCTTGCCCCACCGAGGAGAACTGTGAGCGTATTCGGAGGAAGCGGAACCGTCTTTCAAGGCCCCTCTGCTGGAGGATGGCTTGGCGGTTCACCACCCGAGACAGCTCCCGTCGCAGCCAGCGACAGCGACGAGAATCCCACTGTCACCTGGGCGCGCAACGTCGCGGCGATCCTCAAGCGCGAGAAACAACAAGTCACCGAAGAACAGAACAAGGCAATCAATCTTTACCGCGGCGGAACGCCGTGGTGGAGGCATCGCCCGACCTGGAAAATTGGCACGCGGTTAAATAAGTGCGCGACGGTGCCGATGACCTGGGCCGCAATCCTCTGCGACAATAAGCCGCGCGTTTCGTATGCCGCTTATCGCATCGAGGACCAGCAGGTCGCCGATATTCTCACCGCAGGCTTTACCGAAGCCTACGAGCGCGGCAGGTGGCAGCAGATTATCCACAACTGCGTGCTGCTCTCACGGGTACAGAAAAAAGCGTTCCTGCGCCTCGTGCCCGACCCGTTTCCCTCTCCAGGCCGAGAGCAAGCGCAGCTCGTCGTCGTGTCGGGCGATCAGGTGTATGCCGACGCGAATGCGAGTTGCGTTGACGACGCTGAAATCGTCCTGTACGAAAAACGCGAGTCATACGGGAGTATCACCGCGCGGTTCCCTGATGTCGTCGGGAAGCTTCGCCGCAAGCACGGCGGTATTGGCGACGCGACCGAGGTCCGTGACGGCGAGATTCTGTCGCCGCCGACGACGCTCGATATGCCTACGGGCGCGACGGTCAACAACCCGCCTTACGCTGCGAGCCCAAATCCTCCCGATGGCTCTGGCGGAACGGGAGGCATGAAGATTCAGGAGTTCTGGACGCGGCCCCACAAGAAAATCACCGTCTCGAAAGTGAAGTTCACGGCCTCGGGCGAGCCCGCGACTCAGCAGAAGTATTTCCAATTACGCGACGGTAGCGAGGGAGAGCCCTTACGCCGTGTTATTACCGAGGGGAACGTCGTGTACGAACTCCCCGAGAGCGCGATCGATATTCTCCGTTCGGTCGAGGACGCCGGCGGCATCCGCGTGCATGACGACGACACCGAGGCCCTAGAGGTCATTACGCACAAGGTTTCCTATCCACTGTATCCGCACGGGCGCCTCACGGTGATTGTCGATGGCGACATTCTCGCCGACGACCGCATGAATCCGCTCGGGTACTTTCCGTTCATCGAGATCGAAGCGTACCCGGACGGAATCTCGTTCTGGGGGCAGAGCGACATCGACCTTATCGCCGACGCCTACGAATCGCTCGTGCGCCTCGTGTCGATGATGCTCGATGCGGCGAACCTTACGGCAAACCCGCTCTGGAGATTGCCGATGCAGAGCGAGATGAGCGACGATGACATTACGAACGCCCCCGGGGCGATTCAACGCGAGGACTTGGTTTCGTTGCGCTACGGCAAACGCGAGCAGGGGCCAGAAATGCCGCAGTACGTCATGGCACTCGTGCAGTTTTACATCGGCCAAATCAATGAACTCGCCGGGCTGAACGACATCATCATGGGGAAAATGAACCCGAAAGGCCAGCAGTCCACCGAGACAGTCTCCATGCAGCAAGAGGCCGCCGGCGTCCGATTCAAGGACGCGCTCCATAATATCGATCGGGCGATGGTCACGCTCGGGTCGCAGTTCAAGGAGCTTGTCTCGCGATTCTATACGACCCCGGTACTCGTGCAACTAAAGAACGACGCAGGCGTCAACGAGGCGATCCCGCTGCTTGGCTCGCACCTCTCGATGCCGCTGCGCGTCGAAAGCAAGCCGGGATCGATGATGCCGAACTCGCCGACCGCGCGCTTAAGTACGCTCCTAAACCTGACGGCAACCGGGAAGCCTATCGTCGATCTGCCCGAGGTTTGGGCGCTGCTTCAGGAGATTGGCGTCATTAACTCCGCTTCAGGTATCGAGCGGCGAATCAAGAAAGAAATGGCGAATCCGGCAGACTCCTGGATGGTATTTGGCCTTCCTGCTCCCGGTGGACCTCCGCAGCGAAAACCAGGAAGCAAGCGTTCTCGGAAAAAGAAACCTGCGGGAGTTTAGCAGGGATGATATACTGCACGCAAAAGCACCCAACAACGATGTTGGGCCACTGAAAGGGCATTATGGCGGGAATACCACCTGGATTACTTGGGCCGGGGCAAGGTCCCCCGGGCGCACCCATGCCGACACCGGGCGGCCCACCGCCGATGATGCCCCCGGGGCCGCCAATGATGCCCGGCGGCGCAATGCCGCCGATGGCAATGGCCCCACGACCCCAAGGGTTAGGCCCGGCATCGCCATTCGGACCAATCTTTACCGACCTCCCATCGCACATGAGCCCAGGTTGGCAGATTATCGACGCCGCCGTGCGACTGTTGCGGATGGCTCTGCGCTCGGCGGACTTTCAAAAAACTCCGGCAGTCGTCGCGGTTATCACGCACACTGCCGAAACACTGACGGAACTGCTTTCTCACTACACCTCATCCAAGGCCGGGATTCCAACAGGAGTATCTGCTTCGGCGCCGAGTAGCGAGGAAATGGGGCACCTAGAGTCGTCTGAAGCAGACGACGAACCGGGTGGCTCGTAGATGGTAGGAAAGGGGGTGAAATCATAATGGCTGCTCGCAAAAAGGAAGCCCATCGCAAGACGGGCCTCAAGGAGCATATCGTGCGCCACAAAAAGGAGCACAAGGCTCGCAAAGCATCGCGCCGCTCGCACAAGAAGGCGACGAAGCGCTAAACCACAGGCCCGCATCCCTCCTTCGCGGGAGAGGTGCGGGCTTCCACTTTCGAGTCAACGACGGAGAGAAGAATGGCAAAGTTACCAAGCGTTGCTGACCATGCGCGCACCCTCATGGACCAACTGACCGCCGAAGGGAAGATCGAGCCCGACGCCGCTTCGACTGCTGCTGCCGCGGCGATTCCTTCGTTTTCTGGCGGGACCGTCGCGATTGACGAAAAGACTGGCAAGACGATCCTCCCTGGTACGGCGGTTCCCGATACTACCGTCACGATCGCTCCAGGCGAAATCGAGCGACAGGTAGCGACCGGCGCGCAAAGCGGCGACGGAAAAGAAAATACTCCTGCGCCCCAGGCGCGCACCGAGAGCGGGCAGTTTGCGCCAGCGGCTCCCGAGCCCGGCGCCCCTCTTGCGCCAAGCGCCGCTGAATCTGCTGGCACAGCCGGGGCAGAAGCCGCCGCTGCCGCCATTACCGACGCCTGGGCTGATTATGAGGATGTCGAGTACGACGACGGTGACACGGGTGAGAAGTTCATCGTGCGAGCGCCGAAAACGTACGCCGCGAAAGTCAAGAACGGTTATGCTCGCCGGTCGGTCATGGATCGAGCGACTGGGTACGCCCGCGAGGCCGAGCCTGTTCTGACGCAACTTATTCGCGACGGGCAAATTCGCCAATTCCTCCCGTTGATTCAGCGCGCCCTCGCCGACCCGGCATACGGGGAGTACGTTGTCGAAGGGTACAATCGAGCGCAGCGCGGCCAGCCGCTCGTGCAGCAGGCGAGACAGGAGGCAGCCGCCGCTGGCGCAGCGCAGGCACCGCCTCCTCCACTAGACCCAACCGGGTACGGGCTCGATGCCGACCCATATCTTGCGCAGGTGATTCAACCGCTCTCCGAGCGCCTTGATTCTACTGCGCGCCGGATCGAGCGGTACGAACAAATGGAACAGCAGCGGCAGGAAGAGTTTACGCGAGCGGAACAACAGCGATCGTTTACTGCTGCCCAGGTGCAAGCCGGGCACCTCGACCTCACCGCGCGCTACCCTACCGAGTTCTCCGGTGACCCTGTTCGGGACGAAAAAGCACTCTCGCCGGTTTTCCGGTATGCCCGCGAGGCGGGCTACGTCGATGCCTACGGGATTCGCGCAGGGATCGTCATGGCCGCAGAGCGTCTTCGCGGAGCGCGGGAAGAGAGCGCGTCTCCCGCAGCGACGCAAATCGCGAGGGTCGAAGCCGAAGCAATGCAGCTCGCACGCGACCAAGCCCGCGAGTCTGCGCGAGCAGTCTCGTCCTCGGGAACGCCCGCCGCCGCTGTCCCGAAAGCCCCGCCGAGGCCGCTTACGACGCGGCGCGAGAACGGCGCGATCAAATCGCCGCGCGAGTTTGCAACGGAGGCGTTGGCGCGTTCTCAAACCTAAGGCTTGACAAGCAGGCTTCCTATCTCGTATCGTGGGCTCCAGAGCGGAGCCCACTTTGTTGACACGCCCCGCCCCAAACGACGCCCTCGGGCAGACCGTTCGATCCGCGAGATAACCTTCGGGCCTCGAAGTGAACGAGCGATACTCCGGCAGCGAGGACGAGATTGCTACGAGAGGATGCAGGACACGCATCTCTAGCGCTCGCCCGACCTCTCGCTTGAAACGGAGTAAGAAATATGCCAGCAAATCTCGGCGGTTACGATCAAGGCTCTGCCGTTCTCGCGGAGAGCTTCGCCCCATACGTTTCTGACGCCGTGTTCCAAGCGAACCGTGTCGTCAAAGTCTTATGGGACGATGCCCAACGCGAAGAGGAAGGACGCTATCTTGCGCTGCCTATCCTCACAAACAAGAACGCCACGGCCCAATCGTTCGGTCAATACGACACTCTCGCGAGCGGTCCCCAGTCGCTCTACTCGGTCGCAGCGTTCCCCTGGTCTTTCTACCAGGCAGCAGTAACGCTCGACTACATCACCACGAAACTCGTTCGCGGCCCAAATATGCGCGTGGATAACCTCACGACGCAGATCGAAACGGCAATCGGTTCGTTGACCGACCTTATCGGCAACGACGTGACGAACCTTACGAAAGGCTCATCGACGCAAACCGCGCAGCCAGCCTTCGGTATCCCCGAAGCCTGCGACAACGGGACGCTCTTCAACGTGTACGGCAACATCGCGCGTACCGGAACGAACTCGTTCGCAAACTGGCAGGGCAACGTCGTCCAGCTCTCTGCAACGAACCTCGGCACCGCCTTCAACGACGCACCGCGCGACCTGTTCTTCAGGAACTACGCGGCCTGCTCGGTTGGTAGCGCAACCCCGACCGATATTTTCGGCAACCAGCAAGCCGTCGCGTCCTATATGTTCGCGCTCGACTCGCAGATTCGCGTCAGCCCTGGCGACGTAGCAAACCCGTATCTCAGCGACCCGCACATGCTGGCCGCGAAGGTCATCGGAGACAACCACTTCCTGCCGATTCTCGGCGGAGTTGGTGGCACGAAGATCGGATATAACTTCTACTACGTCAACGCCAACCACACGAAAATCCACTACTTCGGCGAGAAAGGGTTCGACTTCGTTCCCTGGATCGACACGCCGAACGTACTCTCGAAGACCGCGCGCTATATCACCGGATTCCAATGTGCGTCGGACAACCCGCGCCTCAACGGATTCCTCGGCCCGGTCAACGACCTGGTTAACCTCTAAGCTAGAAAGGGAGAAGAAACAACATGGCAATGACACGCGGACGCCCTGGCAGCCCCGAGGTTCGCAAGGGAAAGAATGTCGGCCCCAACGCCCCGGAGGAAACCCTCCGTGCGCCTTGGGGCAGCGATACCGACGTTGGCGACGGCGACGACAAAACGCTGCGCTCGCCGAACGGGTCCACCGTCGAGGGAGCAGGACTCCCGCTCAACAACGATTACAACTCGATCTGGGAGGGAAAGTAAGTGCTGCTTCAACTCTGGAACGTCCAGGACGCCTCCTTTAACCCCTCCGGCCTTGCGGGGATTCTCCCAGGCGGCGCTGGCGGAAACGCCGTCGCCGGCTCGGTTCCGTCGCCGATGCTCGGGGGCGCGACCGCGCAGCCGATCATGCGCGCGGTTATCGACAACACCGCGGCCAACCCGGCGATACCCGGCAAACTGCTCGTCCGCGATTATATCGCGGCAAATACGGGCGGCGCGCTCTACATCCAAAACACCACCGCCTCCATCGCTGCTCCTGCGCTTGGGTATGGCATCGTCAACAGCGCCGCAGCATCGCAGGGCGGCGTGGCATACCTTGTCGTTGATGGCCCGGTTCAAGCATTGTGCTCGACGATCAACGGCGTCACCATCGCTCCGGGAACCCTCCTGGGTGCCGACGCGAACGGGAACCTCGAAGCAATCGCGTCGCCTGCCTTCGGGGAGGTTCTCGCTATCTCTGTAGGCGCCATGAACTACAACATCACTGGCCCAGTAGGAACCGACGTTATCCTCGGAGGCTACTAGGATGTATTCCTCGCCGTCGTCCAAGGCGCTTATTGCCCTCGACCTGCAACAGAACCCTATGGGGCTCGGGCAGAACGAGGGTAACCTGCAAACGCCGTTTAACGCCGCGATGCCTGCCGCGCGCGTGTACGTCCGTAACTGGTCGCGCACGCAAAAGCGTAAAATGGTAAAGATCGCGGTTTCGGAACGGCGCGGCGCCGATGAGGCGCTTCTTGCCGACAAGGAGCTCCAGAAACGGTACAACGTCGATACCTTATCGAGTCGTGCCGGAAAAGGCTTCGACGTGAACGTCTATGAGACGAAAGTCCATCCCGTCGCGCACCGCCTAAAGTGGAACAATCGCGATTTCGTGATTCTTCCGGCATCAAGCGACGACGAAGATCCGCCGATGGTCCTCTTGCCCGAGGGCGTCTGGGACTTGTATCTCGGCAACTACGAGCGGATGCACTCAGACGATCATCGCGTACGCGCCGAAGAGGGTGGCCGATTGGGGACAATTTGGCTGCGGCGTCACAACCCGATTCTCAAAGTCACCGATAACGGCGAAACAAAGGTCCGGGATAATGCGTTCGGCTACCTGGAGTTCATCCGGGTTGTCGAAAAAGAGGCTCCCGCGACCATCGATCGCGACTTCCTGACCGCGCTGGAACTGGTCGAGGCGTAGGGTCATGGCACGGCGCCGGAACGTCCCGGTTCCAATGGCGGCAATCATCGTGGCGAGCGTGGGTCATCCGTCCCCACCTCGCCGCGTCGGCTCGCTTCTTCTTGCCGATGGCAGCGGCGCGACGTTCGCGCAGTCGATCCATCGCTTCGACGAGCCTTCGCAGCACCCGGCGGACACGAAGGACGAGGGGATCGATACCGTTCGCGCCTCCTCGCTCAAATGGAACGATCCTCAATGGCGCAAGCGTCACCCTGAAAAGGAACAACATTCGTGAGAAAAATGGGCGTGAAAAAGCCGAAGGTCGGCTTCAAGAAACTCACCACTAAACTGCGGGCGAAAGGGGCGAAACACCCGAAGGCGCTCGCCGCGTGGATTGGCATGAAGAAGTACGGGAAAAAGGGCATGGAGAAGCGCGCAGCTCGCGGCATGAAAAAAGCCGCGCACAGAGGGAGAAAATAATGGCCGAGTCAGCAGCGGAAGTCAAAGACGAGAAGTCACTCAACGCGATTTGGAACCAGAAATATGGCACGAAGGGCGCTAAAAAGGGCGGAAAGAAAGCCGCAAAGGGCGGCAAGAAGCACGCACTCCCGGCTGCTCTGAAGGCGCATGAGTTCAAGAAGGGCCAGAAGGTCGCCAAGAAGGGCTCGCGCAAGAGCGCCAAGCGATAACGTGCCACTCACGCCGGGCGCGCGTGTCGGAACAACGATCCGCGAACTCAAGACCGGGAAGCAATTCAAGCGTACCAAGAAGCGGCTCGGGAAGAAGCGCGCACAAAAACAGGCTCTCGCCATTGCGCTCAAGGAGGCGCGGGTGCCAGCAAAATCACCAAAGCGTCATCGGAGGTAGGCAATCTTGGCGGTCCCAGTTGGCTACTCCGGCGCATCGGCGATTGCGATGGTACAGCTCCGCGCGAACGAGCCTACCTACCCAACCCCCGCAAACGTCTTACTCTTCCTCAATGCCGGCCTAGAGCAAGTGGTCGCAGCGATCGGCGGCATACGCCTGAACGCTGCGTACCCGACAACGCCCGGGGTCAACGTCATCACCCTTGGCAGCGACGTTCAAGACATCGTTTCCGCATCGTTTAGCACCGGATCGCCCTCTGCGCCCGGTGCCCTGGTGTACCCACTCGAACAACTCGACCAAGCATCGTTTATGGATATGGCCGCAGGGTTTCCCGCGGCTGGCACAGGTCCCCCGCAATGGTTTTTCATCACTTCGGACTCAGGCACGGGACCGGACGGCCTCTTGCCTGCCCCGACGAACCCTGGGCTTTCGACGACGCCGGGAACCTCGACGGGTTATCAGGCGTACGTCGCGCAGACGTATCTCAATGCTGCGGGCGAAACGGTTCCAGGCCCACAGTCGCAGCTCGCCGTGACGACCGCGAATCAAATCGTCGCCGGCTCGCCTGTGCCCTTCGGGAACGCGGCACATTTCAATACCTATGCCGGGGTCACTCCAGGCGCGCTCTATCTCCAGAACGCCGCGCCGACCGCGATAGGAACTTCTTTCACGCTGCCTGGTACGCTCTTGACCGCGACGCTCGCTCCTACCGTAAACACCGCCTCGGGCTATGCCTCGGGCGGCGAGATAACGATGCAGCTCTACCCGCCGGCGATGGTCGGGCAGGTGAATACGTATTACCGAGCTCGCCCGCAACTGTGGGCCGATACGACGACGAGCTCGACGACGAATCTTGATTCTATGGCGCAAGAGGCTGCGATCCTCTGGACGGTCGCGCGCGTACTGGAACATCGTGGGCGTTCCGATGAGGCAATGCAGATATTCACTCCGCAGTATCAGGCGACGATCGCGCAGATGAAAGAGACGATGAACCGCCGCGTGACACCGAAGGCCGGGACAGTGCGCGATGTGCGTTCACTGTCGTATCCGAATGGCATGTTCTTCGGGGGGCGCTTCTAATGGCCGAGAAAACGCTTGGGCGCCTTCAAAAAGGCACGACCGGCTCACTAGAGTTCGGCATCTACGGATTCAACGGCGGCTTGAATGTGAAGTCGGTTCCACAGCAGGTCGGCGACAACGATCTCACCGTGGCGCTCAACGTGTACCTCTCGACCTCGGGTGGTGTGCGAATGAGAAACGGCATCACAAAACATGGCGCCTCGCTCGGGGCTTCGCCTGTTATTGGGCTCGTTCGGTTCTTTCAAACGATCAACGCCGGCTTGCCAGTCTCGCCTCCGACCGTCGCAACACTCGCGCAGGTCGGCGGCAACCTCTATAATGCCGACACCGCGACGCCTATCGGCTCAATCGGCGGCACCACAGCAGCGCCGATGGTTACGGCGCGTGCCCAGGACGCGAACGACCCGCATATTGCGGGCCTCACCGATGTGCTCGTGATATGCACCGGATCAGGTGGCCCGTATGTCTATGACGGCGCAAACCTCTACACGCCTGCGGGATGGGCCGACGCGGCATCGGCGGCTTGGTGTACCATCGTCAACGGCGTCGTATGGTTCGGCGGCATCCCTGGCAATCCACGCACCGTTTACGGCACAGGCGATGGCATCGTGACCTCGTTCGAGTCACTGCCGGGGTACAACGTATTCTTGATGTCGCACCCGGTAACGGGGCTTTGCACGCTTGGGAACGGCGCGTCGTCAACGCTGGTCGTCGGGATGATTACCGGAATTGCGACGATCTCGGGAACCGGGCCGAACAATTACGTCCTGCAAGAGATTCCATCGGTCGATGGCGTTGCCGCTGGCCGCACAATGGTAACGTACGACGGGCTTCCTGGATCGTCGATGTTCACCGATCCCGGAGTTCTCTTCTTCCTTGGCCGCAGCGGTGTCTATCAATTCAACGGCTATTCGCCGCCCTCACAAATGTCAATCAAGGTTGAACCGTGGATACTTAACGACCCGTACGTTCCAGGTTATCCGATGTCGGAGAACCGGAATCTTTCGTTTTCATGGGTGTATAACAATCGGCTGCATATCGCGTACTGCTCGAACTCTTTCGTGCCGAATACCATTCTCGTTTTCGACTTCATCGTGGGCGGATGGACGGTCTTGCAGCCGACGCCGGGAATGTCGAGCGCAACGCTTCTCGATGCGCCCGGCGACCCTGCACCATCGCCTTGCGTCGTTGGTTCATCGACAAGCGGCCAACTCTACAACTGGGACATCGAACCCGGCGCGGGCAACGTCGCAACCGACGACGGGGCGACGATTCAGACCGCGTTTCAGACAAAGTATTTCCCGCTCGGGGTTCCGGGAACAAATAAAATGCTCACGCGCGCCTACCCGGAGTTTTTCCTCACCGGGCCGATCCAAGGAAACTTCTACGCGCAGACCGATTATGGCAATATCGTGAACGCGCATCTCTTGGCGACGACACCACAAACGGGGTATCTCTGGGATGTCGGACAATGGGATCAGGCGATATGGTCAGCGAATCTCGTCTTTCAACCGTACGGCCCTCCGGCATCGCGCGTGGACTTTGACGAAACGCAAGGCAACACGTTCGCGTTCGGCGTGACCACCTCTGGAGGAACCGCGCCGTACATATTCGGCGGCATGACTGGCGTCTTCAAACAGCTCGGGCGGAGTAGTGCAGCATGAGTTTAGTAACGATTCCGTTCGTCTTTCAGCCGAACACCACCATTGCATCGTCGCAAGTCAATCAGAACTTCGCGGCGTTGGCGAACTACATCAACGGCGGCACGGGAGTCTTCGCCGCGAACGGCTACGTCGTGCTTCCTGGCGGCATCTATCTCCAATGGGGAACGCTTGCGGGCGTCGCCGCCGATGGCTCGGCGCAAGCGACCGTGACGTTCCCGGTGGCGTTTCCGACGAGCGCTTTCCAAGTTGTCCCTGCTATCGACAACGCTTACCAAGCAAACCCGTGGGCGCTCGGTGCGCCACAAACGACGGCGCTCGGGCTCACCTCGTTCGCCGTCAACGTCGAAGGTGGCCCTGCTGCCTCGACGGTTACCATCCGCTACTTTGCGATAGGAAACTAGCATGAAAAGAATCTTCGAGTTCTTCCTGGCACTCGCGCTCATCTCTCCGATGATCGCTTCAGCCCAAACCGTTCCGCGATGGATTACCTTCGGCCCCGTTACCTACACTGCAAACGCAACGTACATCCCGACGACGGGACTCTCTGGACAAAACTGCACAGTGGGAGCGGTTATTACCGGAACCGTGACCGTTACGCCGTACGTCTATGACGGGCAGCAGTGGTCGGCGATCAACGCTTACGCCTCCACCAGCGCATCGTCGGCGACGATTACCGCGACGGGCTCATTCTCGCTGCTCACCGGAAACTACCAGGGCCTCAAGTTCGTCATTGCAACGTCAACGGGAACGGTCGTCTTGACGGGATCGTGTGGCCCCGGTTCGCCTGCGGTCGTGGGGGTCGCAGCGGGGAACATCACCGCAACGGCTCCCATTGTTGCTACGCAGAGCGGCGGCGGGGTCGCGCTCTCGGCACCAACCGCCGTCGTCTTGAATCCCGCGAGTGCACAAGCGGGTTCAACAAATATATCAGGCAATTATACCGGCAGCGCGTTCGAATCAACTAGTAGTTCGGGCGGCGTATTCGCGTACGGCAGTCTCATCGAAACGAATGCAAACGGACAAACCGATCGTTCCCCTCGCTCTTGTACGAACCTGGGGGCGGACGGCGCGATATATATCGGTACAAATCTCGATGCACCGACAGCCTGGACGTTGTCAAACATTAACGGATTGTTTACGTTTGCTGCCTGCTACAATAACACTTCGTACGGCGCGCCTCCTATTCCGCAGGGAGTCGTTTGGAGCATAGCTGACCGTACGGGGGTCGGTAACTATTTTACTTTCGACGACACCGACTTTCCGGTGCGTTTCGCAAGCGCCGTGAATGTCGGTGGGTATGCTCTGCTTAACCCCGCGACAGGGCAACTCTCTGCAGACCAGGAGCAACACGGTATCCTGTCCGTCACGACACCTGCAACATGTACGGCGTTCTCGGCGTGCGCGTCGGGTACTGTCACATTCACGACGGTGATGGGAGTGACGACGTATGAATGTACGGCGAATACCGAGACGTACCCGTACGTTGTCGAAATTGCGAGCAAGACGACGACTGCGGTGACGTTCGAGCTCTACAACCTCGTAGCAGTTGCCAGCGCGCAAACCGTTCCGATCGATTACGATTGCAAAGTGTAGTGCAATGAAAAAGATTTTCGCTTTTGTGAATCGCCCTCTCCCCGGCTGGCTCACCGTCGCATTACTGCTGACGGGGCTCGCGGGAGCGGCGGTGCCGATATACTATGGCTCGCTCTCGGTTCCCGCAACCGGGTCGCTGACAACGAACGCTTCCTCTACCGTGTCTCTGGGCGCGCCGCTTTCGGTTGCAAACGGCGGGACAGGAAGCGCAACGCAGAACTTCGTCGATCTCTCGTCGGCGCAGACCGTAAATGGCGCAAAGACGTTCGGAAGCGCCCCAAGCTCGGCAAATGGCTATCTCGCGGGCTCCTCAACCTACGGCCCGACGAGCGCAACGGTTGCGGGCGCTGCTACAGCGACATCTTACGTCATGTCCGGTGGTTCATCGGCGTTTTCGGGACCCAATCCGTGGGTGCAGAACGATGGCGCTAGCGTTTTGGGAATGTCGTTCTACACCCCGACAAGCTCGACGAACGGCTATCGCTGGTTCTCGGGTTCGGGGAATATCGCCGAACTTACAGCAACGGGGGGATTTACCACGAGCGGCTTCATCGGCACGAGCGGCGGTAGCGGCGTGACCCTTGGATCGGTACCGCAGGTTGCAATGTCTTACAACAAATCATCGACGCAAGGCGAGATGGATTTGTGGGCTCTGTATAACGATGCATCAGCTCCCAACACCGATACCGCGTTCTCGTTTTGGGGATACAACAACGGCATCGCAACAAACTATGCGACTATCCTGCGGAATGGAGCCGGCGAGTTCAAAGGAGGAACGAGCCCCGTAATGGTCGGCGGAGGCCCGTACCAGGGCGCTTTTGATCTGACGAGCAACGCGGTGCAGTCGTTGATTTTGCCAGCATCTGCGTCGCAGCCCTTTACCGTTGCGAACGCCGCGAATTCGGTCGTCAATCTCCAGGTAGAGAATAGCGGCGGGGTCGTCGCGACCTCCGGCGGCGCGGGCATTCCTGGCAACCTCGGGCCGTGCTACACGGCCGGCGGCTCAGCATGCGGCTCGACGTTTCACTCGGTATACGGCACCTCGTCGTGTTCGGGCACAACCGGCTCCGTCTCTTCGCTCGGCCTTGACTATGCGGGGCTGTGCACGGACTCCGTTATCCTCTCTGGAAGCGGGCAGTTCAACACGGGGAACGTCGCCGT